AACACCCTGTCTGACCGGGTATAAACAACCTAGCAGACAGGGTGAAAACACCCCGTCTGTCGGGTTGGAAACACCCTGTATATTATACAAGGGTATTAGACAAGTAGAAAACACTATATCGCCACCTGCGGGTGGCGATGTTACGTGTGAACCTTCTTCACCCACTCAACGCAAACATCAGCCGTCCAAATGGGACCAACGTGCTGCAGAAGAATTGAACAGGATCGTCTCGTCAGTTATCAAGGTCAATAGCCGGGCAGATTTGAAACAGTGGGCAAAGCAATTCTGCCTCATGCGTGAAATTGACAAGGTTGACAAGAAGGTAATTCGTGAAACCATCGAATGGTACGCCAAGCACATCGGTGAGGAGTATTGCGTTGAGGCATTTTCAGCATCAACCTTCCGCACAAAGTTCAAGCAGGGCAAGTTTGCCGGAGCAATGCGCCGTAGCAAGAACGGTGACGTAGATAATACAGACGAACCGGAAGTCGAATATGAAATCATCTCGGTATGACGGAAACGAACTGAGGAAGGTGCTGGCTGGCATAGCTACTGATAGGGTAGTCTGCGCCCGCATAGCCAGTCAATGGAAGGATGGCGGACTGTTTGACAATGACTGGGCAAATCTGGTGGCTGGCTGGTGTATCAAACATTTGGCCAAGTACGATTGCCCTCCCAGCGGTCAATTGACTGATATCTATCAAAGCTGGGCAAACAAACGGGAAGTAGATGCCGACACAGCCAAGGGGGTTGAGAGGTTCTTGGCCTTTGTGTCTGAGGACTGGGCAAAGTCAGATCCACCGTCTAGCGATTACCTGTTGGACGTGGCTGGTCAGTATTTCAACCGGGTGCTGGCTAAGAGGGTTGTCGAAGAAGCCGAAGAGTTGCTGGAAGAAAACCATCCAGCGGATGCCATAGCGGCTATGGCTAACATCAACCGCATTGAGTTGGGCACGGGCAGTCTAATCAAGCCATCGATTGAATACGAACCATGGCGTCGGGCGTTTGACGTGGATCGCAATCGTTCCATGATGGCTTTCACTGATGGTCTGGAGAAGTTCTTCGGTGATGTGTTGACGCGAGGCACGCTGTGGTCATTCATGGGCCCAGATAAGACAGGCAAGTCATTCTGGTTGTTGGAGCTCACTTACAGAGCAATCAAAGCCCGTTGCCGTGTGGCCTACTTTGAGGTGGGCGACTTGCTTGAGGAAGAGGTAATGCAGCGTCTAGGTCAACGGGTGTTGCGGAAGCCGTTGAAGCCTGCATTGTGTAAGTTCCCCACCAGCATCAAGAAGCGTATCGACGAGAACAACAAAGAGAAGATCGTGGTAGCAACTGAGGACAGAAGGTTCACGGAGGAGTTGTCGTCCAGCGAGTGCTTCCGTGCATTCCGTAGGGTGTGCCGAGGTCACGACATGATGCGAGTTAGTTGCCACCCCAACTCTTCCATCAACGTGACTGGAATACGATCCATACTGTCGGATTGGCAGCGAGAGGGTTGGGTGGCCGATGTTGTGGTGATCGACTATGCTGACATCCTGGCACCACCGTCAGGGGCAAAAGACCCATTGGATCAGATCGATGAGACCTGGAAGCAGTTACGGCGACTGAGTCAGGAGTTTCACACCCTGACTCTGACAGCCAGCCAATCAAACGCAGGAGCTTACAACAACAGCGGTCAGACGTTGACCCGCAAGCACTTCAGCGGACGCAAGACAAAGCTAGCCCACGTCAACGGAATGATTGGCATCAACTGCACTGATGCTGAAAAGGACATGGGCGTGCAGCGATTGAATTGGACAGTGCGACGCAGCGGAACCTTCCGTGAGGGCAAATCGGTGGTCGTTGCTGGGTGTCTGGATGTGGCTTGCCCTGCAATGGTCAGTGTTTTTTGAGAAAATCAGGAAAATTGCAAAGATTATTGATGGTAGGTGTCATCAACAATCCGATAATAGGGTTGCAATGGGAGAGTTCCCTGTAAAACACCAATCAGTTGAAGGAGAGTGAGTGATGCAAGCGACACGTCAAGAGATCGTGGCATTGGCCGAGAACCTTGGGTACAAAACGGCTGGCAAGTGGAACAAGGCCCGGATGGAAGAGAAGCTGTTGACCATCGCCCAGCTCGATTCCGACGGTGAGGAGATCGAGGGTCTGGAAGATGACGACCAGAAGAAGTTGCTGGCCATGATCATCAAGAACAAGGGTGTCGTCGAGATCGTCAAGGAGGCTTCGAAGGAGGAGACCAGCACGGAGTCCGAGGCCAGCGACGCCACTGAGCCGGAAGGCAAGCCCGCCAAGAAGGGAGCCGCCAAGAAGGACAAGACCGAGGCGAAGGACGAGACCAGCACGGAGTCCGAGGCCAGCGACGCCACTGAGCCGGAAGGCAAGCCCGCCAAGAAGGGAGCCGCCAAGAAGGACAAGACCGAGGCGAAGGACGAGAGCAACGACGGCAAGACCGCCGATCAGTTGAATGCCGAGATCAACAAGTTGGTGCCGGGCGGCAAGAAGGGATCCGCGAAGAAGACCAGCAAGGAGGCCAGCAAGGACAAGTTCGGCTGCCGTGTGGGTAGTCAGGCGGCGACTATCAACGCCAGTCTCACCGGGAAGAAGCAGACGATCGAGCAGATTTCGACCAGCAGTGGTGTTGGCATCGCCCGTGTCAAGGGCCATCTGAAAAGCTTGGTCGCCAAGGAACTGGTCACCGAGAGCGATGGTGGGTACGCCGTCGCAAAGAAGTCCTAGGGTGGGTGTTGGTGCGGTGTTTGGTATCTGACTGTTGTACACAGGCTCCAGGGTATGGAGCCTGTGTATTTTCAAACGAAGGGTCAATTCCGATGTATCGAGTAACAAAGCGTGTTGAGTTTGATGCAGCGCATCGGCTTTACGGTTATAGCGGAGCATGTGCCCGTCTTCACGGTCATCATTACGTTGTAGAGGTGACTGTTTGTGGTTCTGTTTTGAATGGACTTAGCATGCTCCTCGATTTTGGCGATCTGAGGAGAGCCATCGATGGGTTTGTTGCCGAGTGGGATCATCGAACGTTGTTGTGCACTGCGGATCGATTGTTTGATTCCAGTGATGTGGAGAATGGGGAGTTGGTGGCTATGGGCAGTGGTCGGAATCCCACTGCCGAATCTATGGCTGCAGAGTTGTATTTCAAGCTCAAAGACAGGTTGTCTGGAGCGAATGGAATCAAACTGCTCAACGTCCGACTATACGAGACACCGGATTGTTGGGTTGATTACTGCGAGGATGATAAATGAACGCCCAGAAACCAGAGCGTCGGTTTGATGATCCAGATGGTAATTTGCAGGTCTTCAAGATCTTTCGATCTATTCAGGGCGAGGGGCCATTTGCCGGCCGCCCCGCTGTTTTCGTTCGGCTTGCTGGATGTGACTTGGCCTGTGATTGGTGCGACACAGATTACACATCGAATCGTGTGTTGATGTCACCCAAAGAAATTGTTGACAGGGTAAGCGATGGACTGCCGACCGATTGGGTGGTATTGACCGGCGGCGAGCCCCTTCGTCAGAACATTCTGCCATTGCTATTGGCGTTGGAGGAACGTGATCGTCGTGTTCAAATCGAGACCAACGGCACATTGTGGCTCCCAGGAATCACGTACACAAATCCGGTTGTGGTGTGCAGCCCCAAAACGGATCATGTGGATGGACGTCTCGATGTTCATTCATGGAAGTATGTGTTGCGTTCTGGTTATGTAGATGATCGTGATGGCTTGCCATTGGGATTGGCAAGGCCGTTCCCAGTCGGATCGTCGGTCTTTGTTCAGCCAATGGATGAGGGAAGCGATCAAAAGAATCGCGAGAATGTTGTGGTGGCAGTCAATGCTTGCATGAAGTTTGGGTATCGATTGTCACTTCAATTGCATAAGATTGTGGGAATGGAATGAGGCTTCTCACTTGGAGGTTGTGACGTGAGCGACAAACAATGCTTGACGTGGAGCGATGTGGATGTTCGGGCAGCAAGGATTGCAGAGGCAATTTGTGCAGATCCCGATTTTGCATTTGAGGTGGAATTGCCAGTCTATCCGGTTCCCCGTGGTGGCATTCCAGCGGCTCTGGCGTTACGATCGGGTATGTTCAGCAGGAAAAATCCAATGACTGTTGTGATCGTCGACAGTCCAGAACATGCCCTTGTGGTGGTTGATGATATTGTTGACAGTGGAGCAACAAGACAGCGGTTCCTGGAAAATTACGAAGTCAAGTTCTACGCTTTGGTCGATCGGCAGGAAGAGAAGTTGAGTGGGTGGGTGTCGTTTCCTTGGGAGCGATTGACCAATGAATGTGGTCCCCAAGAGAACATTCGTCGTGTGATCGAGTACATAGGTGACGATCCAAATCGTGAGGGTTTACTTGAGACCCCAGATAGGGTTGTTCGGAGTTACGATGGGTTGTTTGGTGGGTACAAGCAGGACCCAGCTGATGTGATCAAGGTATTTAACGACGACACTTGCGATGAGATGGTAGTGGTGAGAGATGTCGAGTTCTACTCAACGTGTGAGCATCACATGCTTCCTTTTTTTGGTCGAGCTCACATCGCCTACATTCCAAGTGGTCGTGTGATTGGTGTATCGAAACTTGTTCGTATTCTTGAGGTGTTCTGTCGAAGACTCCAGATACAAGAACGGCTGTGTCAACAAGTAACCAGCGCATTGAATGAATATCTTAAGCCCAAAGGCGCTGCTTGTGTGATTGAGGCTCAGCACTTCTGCATGACAGCTCGTGGTGTTCAAAAGCAACACTCGATGATGGTAACATCAAGTCTCACTGGCGTTTTCAAGGATGGCGCTACCCGTCATGAGTTTCTTCACATGATTGGAAAGGGCTGATATGAGGCAGATTGTTTGGGTGACAACCAACTTCGTCGGATTCCATTGTTGGCCAGATGCTCCATCTGGTTTTGAGTTTCTTCGCAGTGTGCATCGGCATGTGTTTCATGTCAAGGTGGGAGTTGAGGTTGTTCACAGCAACAGAGAGATAGAGTTCTTCGAGTTGCTCCAGCGACTGAACTCGTACATTCGGCAATGGGAGAACAAGACGTTCACGTTGTCTTGTGAGATGATTGCTAGTGATGTATTGTCAAAGTTCAACGCTGTGTTTGTTGAGGTCGATGAGGATGGCGAGAATGGAGCAAGAGTTGAAAGAGATAGTGTTTCAGTTGATGGAATACGCACGAAGTGTTTTGTTGGTTTTGAGGCTGAGGGTCCTCACCGTGGTTCGTGTGTGCTGTTTGTTCCTGGCAAAGTGACACCATCTAGATTGCATGTGGTAATGCAGAAGCTGTCAGGTGATTGCATTCCCATTCAGCGAATTTATTATGGTGCTGGAAACGATCACGAGTTGTCTCATCACGTTCTGTTGTTTCTTAAGAGCCTGACATTTCCAGTGGACGTTGAGGGTGCCGATCTGAAGAAGCGGTTTGGTGACATCTTCAACAACTGGAAGAATGTGACGTTGATTGGTATTGATGAGGCCGATGGCTGTGATTTCAAGAAGTGGACAAATGACAACGTGATAATATGGAAGCACAGTGACGGCTTAGTGTATGTGACCAGTAGGCGAGATCCAATCTTCACGGCAGATTTTGATGTGGAGTAGTGAGCATGCTTTTTTACCTTCCTCTCGAACCGTATGTTGAGCGATACACATACTTCATGTCGTGTCCAGGTGGGTGGACCGAGTCGTGGTTCAAGAAGTATGGTGTGGAGTTCCAACGAATTGATGGAACATCGGTTGGCAATACCATCAATACTGGCAGTGTGTTAGACGCCTATGGTCGGTCGTTGTATGCCATAAGTCAAGTCGCCGACGTAGTTCGTCGAATACAGTGTGGCGATGTGCATGATGGTGATGTGATCTACACTGAGGACTTCTGGCATCCTGGAATCGAATCACTGTTTTACATCAGACAGTTGACTGGCATCAAGTTCAAGGTTGGTTGTTTTCTTCACGCTCAGTCGATCGATGATTCGGATTTCACCTATCCTATGCGTTATTGGATGCGCCCAATTGAGGTTGGCATGAGTAGTGGGTACGACTACATTTTCACCTGCTCAGCAATACTCCGGCAATTGGCAATCACTGCTGGATATTGCTCTGGTCACTTGTTCAAGTCAGGTCTGCCGTTCAACAGCCAGCGGTTGTTAGAGCAGTTGGCTGATGTGGGATTTGAACCGAAGCCGAAAGAGGAGTTTGTTCTTTTTTCCTCGCGATTTGACTTGGAAAAGAATCCACACTTCTTTCTCGATCTTGTTGAGTCGTGTCGAGAGATCAATTTCAAGCTGGTCAAGCCTCGTAAGCATCTCACCAACGATCAAGGGGTACTTCAACGTCTTGATCGGATGGATCAATCTAACCTTGAAATAGTCGATACGTCAAGCAAGTTGGCGTACTATGACTTGTTGGCCCGTGCCAAGGTGCAATTCAATTGCGCCAAGCAGGATTGGGTATCGTGGACGCTGCTTGAAGCAATTACATTTGGTTGCGTTCCATTGTATCCTGCTTGGAAGGATTTTCCTGTGGAGTTGGCTGGGTTCGAAGATGATTGTATCTATGCCAACGAAGATCTAAGTAACGCAAAGCTCAAGATTCGTCGGTTGATGGATAAGCAGTTCGATTGCAGGTTGTGTACAATAGTGGAAAGGCATGATCAGTCATGGCGGCAGTATCTGACGACAATGAATCTACTGGGGTAGTCCGTTGGCCCATCTTTCTCGATTCTGGCGCGCATAGCCTCTACACCAAAGAGGTGATGAAGAAGGTCGCAATAAGCCAACGCGGTCGAATCAATCCTTACGCTTACTACGAGACACAGCCGTTTTGGGATTATGTGGATGCTTATGCCAATTTTGTCAAGTCAACCAACGGCGCCCTTCGGCTTTATGCCAATGTTGATGTGATTTTCAATCCCAAGTTGTCGTGGAAGGTGTTGAAGTATCTCGAGAATGAGCATGGGTTGTCTCCATTGCCTGTGATTCATTTTGGAACAGATCTCAAGTGGATCAAGCGTCATCTTGACGCTGGCTATTCGTATTTGGGAATTGGTGGTTTGGGGCAGGAGGCACAGAAGAAGCATTATGTCCACTGGGCCGACGGTGTCTTTCGTTTGATTTGCTCTGGACCAGATCAAACACCATCAGTTAAGACTCATGGCTTTGCCATTGGATCGCCGTCTTTGATGAAGCGCTATCCGTGGTGGAGTGTCGATAGTGCGTCGTGGGTGAAGTCGGCTGGATTTGGCAAGATATTTGTGCCACGAAAGAAACAAGGGGAGTGGAATTTTTTCAATCACATTGCAATATACATCAGTGAGAAGTCGCCAAGTATTCTAATCCGTGGAAAGCACGTCTCGAACATTGCGGCATTTGAGAGAGAGATGATCAAAGAGTGGCTGGCGACACTTGGGATTACGATGGGAGATCTGAGCGAGAGTAGTGATGAACAAACAGCCATGAACCACCGCAGCGCTCGCATTTTGGCCAATCTTTGTTTCTATCGAGGACTTGCAAGGAAATTGCCCTGGCCCAGATCGTTCAACGTAAAGGTTAGTCGTGAGGGGTTCTGGTGATTTTTCACAAACAAAAACCAACTTGGTTGATAAGCCATGATTGTTTTCTTTTCGGGTGATACCGACGCATGCAATTATCCAGAAGTGGTTCTCAAACCAGAGAAGTGTTTGGGATCGATGTTGACTTATTACGACATTCACACAAAGAAGGGTGTGAGTAAGCGATTCAAGTCGTTGGTCGACATGAATGAGGTTGCAGGAAAACAAAAGAGGGGTGTCGACAATGCCACTGTTTGATTCTAACGTCAGTCGATACAATCGCAATTCTTCTTATCAGGTCAGGGAGAGGCGCAATGGACGTTCTCCTGGTAAGTGCATTGAATGGACACCCAAGGACATGGACGTGTTGCTCGATTTGTATTTCGACGGCCACAGCACCGCTCATATTTGTCGCGTTCTGCAAAGAACCACTAGGTCGGTAATTGTTCGTCGGTCGAAGTTATTGACATTTGCAATTGGAGAGTACACATCTCAACGGAAGACAAGAACAGGACCATGGAGCACCAGAGAGAAGTCATTTGCGAATGCTAATGCAAACAAAATGCCATTGAAAACCATCAGTAATCGACTTGGACGATCACTTGATGATGTTCGAGACTATATTCGAGGGAATAAGTGCCAAAGCAAGGGGTTTGGGATTTAACTCAGGGAGGGTAGCAAGATGCTAGTATTGAGTCGCAAGAAGAACGAGAGTATTGTCATCAACGATGACATTACGATCGTGGTCGTCGAGATCCGCGGTGATAAGGTCCGTCTGGGCGTCGAAGCGCCCAAGGAGGTGCCGGTCCACCGTCGCGAAGTGTTCGATGCCATCTATCGCAACAAAGTTGCAGATAATGCAACTTTGTCACAGAAACAATAAGGAGAACGCAGGTGCTAATCAATCGAAAGTCTTTGTTGGACCAACTTCTGGCTGTAACTCCAGGACTGTCCCCGAAGGAAATCATCGAACAGTCGGCCAGTTTCATTTTTCGTGATGGTCGAGTAGTGACGTTCAACGATGAGGTGGCTTGCTCAATTGAATGCAAATTGGGCATTAGTGGAGCTGTTGTGGCTAATCCACTGTTGGCATTGCTTGGAAGGTTGGAAGAAGATGAAGTAAGTGTTGAGCAATCCGGTGGAGAGCTTCTTGTCAAGTCTGGAAGGCGTAAGGCTGGCATTCGGATGGATTCGGAGGTGGTCCTTCCCATCGACGCCATTGAGGATCCAAAGGAGTGGCGAGAACTGCATAGTGATTTCTTGGAGGCTATTGCAGTTGTGCGTGGATGTGCAAGTTCCAATGAGTCGGAGTTCATGTTGACTTGTGTGCATATACATCCAGAGTGGATTGAAGCATGTGATCAGTTTCAAGTGGCACGGTATCCACTTGCGACTGGGTTGAAGGAGTCCACATTGGTTCGATCTTCTTCTCTCAAATCTGTATTGGGATTGGATGTGAAGGAGTTTTCACAAACCGCCAATTGGCTGCATTTCAGAAATCCTGCTGGTCTTGTTCTCAGCTGTCGTCGTTACTCAAGAAAGTACAAGATACTCGACGAGTATTTGGATGTTGATGGACCGAAAGTGACATTGCCTGATGGATTGCAAGAGATTGTCAACAAAGCCCAGATATTCAGCAGTGCTGGAGATGACGGAAATCTAATAACCGTCGAGTTGCGCTCGGGTAAGATTCGGTTGTCTGGACGTGGATCGAATGGATGGTACAGTGAAGTGCAGGAAATGAAGGGTTACGATGGCGATGGAATGAAATTCGCCATTGCTCCGTCGCTTTTGATCGAGATGTCCAAACGTGCCAGCACGTGTAAGGTTACTCTTGGTCGTTTGAAGATCCAGACAAAGAAATGGGTTTGTGTGGTGTGCACATCTGTAGTCAAGGATCAAAACAATGACGCTTGATGCAACACTGTATGCCGTCATTCGTTGGAAGCAGAGCATCCACCGTTTCAATTGCTCTCGGTATGAGGTCCGTCCCATGACGGGATTGGATGCCGACAACCGATACGAAGTGGTTGCCAGGGATTTGACTTTCAAGAAAGCGTGGGACAAGAAGGTGGAACTTTCAAGTCGACAGGAGAACAATGATGGCGAACAATAAGCGTGTGCAGTTTCTGGTGTCCTTTGAGTTGCCAGATGGCGCTACTAAGACCGAAGCCATGGATTACGTTCGTTCTGCGGTGGAGCGGACATGCAGTGTGTTGGATAGCTCTTCCGACCCAATGTTCGATCTGAACAGCGACAGCGTTCGGGTATCTCATCACGCCATCAAGAAGACCATCAAGTAAATGCCCACTGGATTCTTCCCACTGTCCGCCGTGACAGAACCTGAGAGGGTGCCTACGATCCCTCTATGCGGGCAGTGTAAGCTGCACAAGTCTTGCAAATCCCCAAAAATGCCAGTGACGGGCAAGGGACGCAGGAAGGTGTTGGTTGTTGCCGAGGCACCTGGCGAGCAAGAGGATGAACAAGGGATTCAACTCATCGGCAAGAGTGGTCAGTACCTTCGAGACACACTGAGCGACATTGACGTCGATCTGGATCGGGACTGTTGGAAGACAAATGCTGTGATATGCCGTCCACCTAAGAACGAGGTGAATGACATACACATCGAATCCTGTCGTCCAAACCTGAACAAGACTATCAAGGAGTTGAATCCAACTGCCATCATCTTGTTGGGTGGTTCCCCTGTCAAGTCTTTGATAGGACAGCTCTGGAAAGCTGGAGAGTCGCCAGGCGGTATTGGGCGTTGGGCTGGTTGGCAGATACCGTCACAGAAGTTGAATGCTTGGGTATGCCCCACCTTTCATCCAGCGTACCTGTTGAGAAAGCACGATGTTTCTTTGGAGTTGTGGTTTAAGCGTCACTTGCAGGAAGCATTGGCGTTGAGTGGGCGTCCTTGGGAAGAGGGTGTTCCTGATTTTGCAAGCCAGGTAGAGATCATTTATGAGTCGGACAAAGCAGCTCGCATTGTAAGAAGAATGACCGAGCGTGGTGGTACGGTGGCATTCGATTACGAAACCAACATGCTGAAGCCAGATCATAAGGACTCTCGGATTGTGTGCTGTTCGGTGTGTTGGGAAGGCATGAAGACAATAGCGTTTCCGTGGCATGGGGAAGTGGTCACAGCGATGGGAGAGTTGCTTAGGAGCAACGTCGCAAAGGTCGGAGCCAACAACAAGTTTGAGCAGAGGTGGACACGCAAGGAGTTTGGGCACGGCGTTCGGAATTGGGTGTGGGATTGCATGACAGTGGCGCACATCCTTGACTATCGACCATTGATCACTTCTGTCAAGTTTCAGGCATTTGTGCAGCTTGGGCAGACATGTTGGGATGGAGTGGTTGGTCCATATCTGCGTGCCGACAGTGGGTATGAGAAGAACAGGATCAAGGAAGTTGATTTGGGCACCCTGCTAATGTATTGTGGGATGGATTCTCTTTGCGAGTGGATGATCGCCGAGAAACAAAAGACAACAATGGCTAGGGCTGCGTCTAACACGTCCTTTGGCTAACATGGTATAAACTACCAGAAACCAAAGACAACACGTTAGACGTGACCGTAGGCGACGACAGGGGATGTTTAATGGTAGTGGTTCCCTCCAAAGAAGCCTTGATGCTGTTTCAGGATGGGTGTTTGGCCTTATCCCAGGTTGAGCACAACGGAATGTGCATTGATGTGGAGTTGATGGATCGTACTATTGAGGAGGTTGGGAGCCAGATTGAAGAACTGACTACCCTACTCAAATCTGACAATGTGTGGAAGACATGGAAGAGACGGTGGGGGGAGAAGTCAAATCTAGGCAGTCGATCCCAGTTGGCCAGTATTCTGTTCAAGGAGTTGGGCTATCAATCTACAACCACCACCCAGACGGGAAGGGATAAGGTAGATGCTGGTGCCTTGGAGGGCATTGATCTGCCATTCGTTCAGACATGGATCCGAATTGAGAAGCTGAAGAAGTTGTGCAGTACATACCTGATAGGTATACGCAGGGAGGTGTGTGATGGATTTCTCCACCCATCGTTCAACTTGCATCTAACCAGGACGTATCGTGGGAGTTGTGACAGTCCCAATTTCCAGAACATTCCTATTCGCGATCCGGAGATTGGTGGATTGATCCGTAGGTGTTTCATTCCCAGGCCGGGTCGCGTGCTGGTGGAGGTTGATTATTCAGCACTTGAGTTCCGTATTTGTAGCTGTTTTTGGAAGGATGCTGGCATGGTGGAGTATGCCAGCAATCCGGAACTGGACATCCATCGGGATATGGCGTCTGAGTGTTTTAAGATGCCCGTTGATCAGGTGACAAAGAAGCCCCGTTTCTACGCCAAGAATGGATTTGTGTTTCCTGTACTCTATGGCAGCTATTATTGCAACGTAGCCAGGGAACTGTGGTCAGCTATCGAGAGTGCTAAATTGACTACTGCTGATGGTGTGGATATCTTCAAGCATCTTCGACGTGTGGGCATTTCGTCACTTGGCAGTTGCGACTCCCGTGATAAGCCAGTCAAGGGAACATTCGAGCATCACATTTGTAAGGTGGAGAAGGACTTCAATGAGAAGTTCCCGACTTGGAGCAAGAGAAAAGAAGAGTGGCTGAAGTTGTATCAGAAGCGTGGTTGGTTTCGCACCATGACGGGGTTTGTGTGTTCGGGCATGTTCAGCAGAAACGAGCTATACAACTACCCAGTGCAGGGACCAGCGTTTCACTGTTTGCTGTGGTCGTTGACTCAGTTGGTCAAACTCATCAAGAAACGGAATATGGCAACTCTGGTAGTTGGCCAGATTCATGACAGCATTTTAGCTGATGTTCCAGAGGATGAGTTGGATGAGTGGTTGCAGTTGGTCAAGCAGGTGATGACGGTGGATGTGAGAAAGTATTGGCCTTGGATTGTGACCCCTCTGGGAGTCGAGGCCGAAGTAACTAGGACAAACTGGTTTGAAAAGAAAGCGGTCGACATGCCATGACAGACGAATCAGAAGATAATGGCCAGGAACTGTATAAGAAGCACAGGCCAACCAAGTTGAGTGAGTTGGTGGGGCAAGATGACGCCGTGCGTATGTTGCGTCAGATGGGCAAGGCCAAGAAGATTCCTCATTGTATTCTGCTCACTGGTCCGAGTGGTTGCGGGAAGACCACAATCGCCAGAATCTTGAAGCGGATGTTGGGTTGTTCTGACACGGACTTCAGCGAATTGAACATTGCCGACGTGCGGGGCATTGACACTATCCGAGATATCAGAAACAGAATGCACTTGGCCCCTATGGGAGGCCAGGCCCGTATCTGGTTGTTGGATGAATCGGCTAGGGCCACCGTTGACGCTCAAAATGCCCTACTCAAGATGCTGGAGGACACTCCTTCTCATGTGTACTTCTTCTTGGCAACTACAGAGCCCCAGAAGCTACTCAACACCATCAGAACCAGGGCCACTGTCATTGCTGTTCGGTCCTTGAAAGATGTTGAGATGAAGTCGCTGTTGGTGGATGTGGCTGAGAAAGAGGACATCCAACTCAGTGAGGAGGTACGCGACAGAATCATTGAAGTGGCCGAAGGCAGCCCACGCAAGGCTTTGGTGTTGTTGAACCAGATCATGGGTCTGCCTGGGGAAGAGGAGCAATTGGCCGTTGTGTTGTCCGGAGTGTCCAGTGCAGAATCCATCGAACTGTGCAGGATACTACTCAGTGGCAAGGCCCAGTGGTCAGCAGTGGCTAAGATACTCAAGGCATTGCAAGACGATCCAGAGGGGGTGCGTCGTCATGTTTTGGCCTATGCGGCGTCGGTGTTGCTCAACAGTGGGTCTAGCAGAGCTTACGACGTGATATGTGCCTTTGAACGTGATTACTTTGCCAGCGGCAAGGCTGGATTGGTCGCGTCGTGTTTCGAGGTGGTCGGTATGGGCACGAAGAAAGCCCGATAATATGGGTAGGGAGAACTAACCAATGAAAGATCGTAGAGAGATCGAAGCGGAACTGCACCCAGACCCCAATGAGCTTGACCGGGAGTGGGTCAATCAACCGCGATTGCGGTTTCGGTATGGTGTCAGATTGGCTGACGCCAGAAAAGCGTTGTCAGAAGCCAAAGCCGACGTAGAGTTGACATCGGTTGAGTTGGAATTGACCATACGATCCAAACCGGCCAATTTCGGATTGGAGAAGGTCACAGAAGCAGCCGTCAAGGCTACGGTATTGCAGCAAGAGGAATACACCAAAGCCAAGAATGCTGTCATTGTGGCACAACATGAGGTTGATGTATTGGATGCTGCGGTATCCGCCATAGACCACCGCAAGAAGGCATTGGAGGATTTGGTGGCGTTATTCCTGGCTGGTTACTTCGCCAGGCCGAATGCCCCAGAGGGAGCCAAGGATAAGATGGAAGACATCGAGAAACACGCTGTCCGGCGCAGAGGACGGGATTGAGAAATGATCGTGGGTAATGTCATGCAGACTATTGCTATAGCAGCATCGATTGTGTTCGTGTTGCCCATTGTGGTGTTTTTGTGCGTGAAGGTCGGAGTAATTGCATTCTACTGTGGTCGTGATTTTGTTGATCGACAGAAAGGAAAGAAGTAATGGCGAGAGAAAGCAGAAGTGAGCGGCGGCGTGCCGGTTCCAGCCAACGGGATTCCAAACATCGTGCTGGTGGTGACTGGACGACGCTGTCAATTCCTGAGGGGATTGAGATCTTCCAGCCGAAAGAAGGCACTGTCCGATTTGACATCGTGCCATTCGAGGCGGGCAAAGGCAATCCGTATGCCAAGCCGGGTGAGTGGTATTATGAACGGACGTTCTACACCCACGGACGGGTAGGTCCCAACAACGAGAGCTACGTGTGCTTGGCCAAGACGGCTGGGAAACCTTGCCCCATTTGCGAATACAGAGCCAAACTGGCATTTGATCCCGACGAGGGCAACGAGAAACTCATCAAGTCGTTGAAGCCGAAGGAACGGCAGTTGTTCTTGATTCACGTCGTGAAACGGGACGACGACGGCGGAAATAAAGTCATGCTGTATGAAAGCAGCTTCCACACATTCGGCAAGTTGCTCGACAAGAAGCGACAGGATGCCGAAGAGGACGAGCCCCACATTTCCAATTTCGACGACGAAAAGGCCGGGTCCACTCTCAAGGTCAGCTATTCGGAGGAGGACGCCGGGGGCTACACGTTCTTGGAAGCCTACAGCATTGAGTTCAAGCCGCGTCCGAACGGTTTGGATTCTGAATTGCTGGACCACGGTATTTGTCTGGATGACGTGGTGAAACTGTTGCCATACGATGAGCTCAAGCGTCTGTTCCTTCAGGATGGAGGCAAGGACAAGGATGATGATGACGACGATGAGCCTGCACCCAGGAAGGCCAAACCCAAGGCCAAGAACGACGACGATTGGGAAGATGAGCCTGCCCCCAAGAAGAAGACTGCTCCCAAGGACGAGGATGAGGATGAACCTGAACCCAAGAAGAACAAATCCTCCAGCGACGATTTGGAGGAGGGTCAGCAGGTTCGTCATCGGCAATTCGGAGTTTGTGAGATCGTTCGGATCAACGATGATGGATCGCTGTTGTTGAAGAACGATGAAGGCAAACGGTTCAAGGGGGTGACCCCCAAGAATGTCCGCCCATTGGTGGATAAGCCCAAAGCCAAACCCAAGGCCAAGGATGAGGATGAGGAGGAGGCCCCTCCAAAGAAGACCCCTCCGAAGAAAACGCAGACCAAGGATGAGGACGACGACGGTTGGGGGGATGAAGATGAAGAGGATCGCCCTACTCCCTCGCAGAAGAAGAATGCCCAAACTGCGAAAGCATCCCCTGCCGCTGCGAAGAAGAAATCCCGTTCTGACGAGGACGACGATGGTTGGGGGGATGAAGACGAGCCTGCTCCCAAAAACCGAACGACGGCCCCAGAGGATGACGACGACTGGGATTAGCGAGAGCGCATGAGAGCGAGAAGGGACTGTAGCACAAATGGCAAGTGCGGAGCATGCAAGTGCTCAGATGATGGTTCGATTCCATCCGGTTCCTTTTGAGTGGGATTGACAGAATGGAGACATCCAATGGCAGTCAAGCAAGTCAAAGAGTTCCTTCGCCCCAAGAAACCCAAACAGTCCACAGATGTGGTAGCATTGAGTTCTGGCAGCTCTATGCTGAATCTGGGGTGTACTGGAAAGATTGATGGATGCTTTATTCCAGGGCATTACTATTTCCTGGTGGGCAGTTCTGACAGCGGTAAGACCTTCTTGTCACTCACCCTATTGGCCGAGGCTGCTAAGAACCCGGCATTTGACAACTACAGATTCATTTACGATGCACCTGAGGGTGGTGCGATAATGGATATTCGTCGGTTCTTTGGGGCCAAGGTGTTTGAACGGCTAGAATCCCCAGAGGTGGACGAAGATGGTGTGGGACGTAATAGTGAGACCAGTGAGGAGTTCTACTATCACGTGGATGATGCATTGAAGGGCAAACGTCCGTGCATTTACATTCTTGATAGTCAGGATTGCCTGAGTTCAAAGGCCGAGATAGACAAGTTCAAGAAGACCAAGTCAGCATTTCGCCGTGCAGAATCAAAGGACCAGACTGGTAGCTACGGTGATGGAAAGGCCAAATCAAACTCAGCCAATCTTCGCAGGCTTATGGGCCCATTGGCAAGAACTGGCAGCATACTCATCATCATCAGCCAGGAGCGGGACAGTTTCGACATGTTTGAGAAGGCTACTCACAGTGGCGGTAGAGCCCTGAAGTTCTACGCCACCTTGCAGCTGTGGTCCACCTGCGCTGGGAAAATCAGCAAGACCGTCAAGGGCAAGCCACGTCAGTTGGGCGTCAATTGCAAGGTCCGGGTAAAGAAGAACAGAGTGACCGGTCGGGATCGTACTGTGCTGATTCCAATCTATCACAGCTACGGCATTGATGACGTTGGTAGCATGGTGGATTACTTGATTGCTGAGGGAGTATGGAAAGAAACCGACGGCAAGGTACGGGTGACGGGATTGGGTCCGGATTGGCCAGCGGGACGGAAAGAGAAGGTCATAAAGAGAATTGAGGATGAGGACCTTGTGGATGACTTGAAGGAGTTGGTCGCATCCACTTGGCAGGATATTGAGGATGCTTGTGTGATAGAACGCAAACCGAGGTATGAGTGATGACTAAGCCTCCAATCCTCATTATCGACGTTTCTGCGGTTGCTTACACAGCATTCCATACGCTGGGGGACTTGTCATTTGAGGGGGTGTCGACGGGCGTGATAATGGGAATCCTTCGAACCATCAAGGATCTTCAGGAACTGTATTCCACCAACCGGGTGGCGTTTTGCTTTGATCGAGGTAGCGACAACAGACAAGCCATAAGTTCAGTCTACAAGCAAAATCGACACAATGACCTGGACGATGAGGAGCGGATAGCTTACCGCAATTTGCACAATCAGCTGTTCAAGTTGCGAACCAAGTATCTGCCGATGGCTGGATTCAAGAATCTGTTCTGGCAGGATGGGTATGAAGCGGATGACGTGATTGCCAGTGTGTGTCTGAATCTTCCACGAGGGGAGTTGGGGATCATAGTTAGCAGTGATGCTGATTTGTTTCAGCTGCTTGTGGATGATAGAGTAATCATGTGGCACTTGAAGCGCAAGGCCCCATTCACTGCAGAGGCGTTTCGGAAGTTGTGGGGTATTGATCCCGCGTTGTGGGCAGATGTCAAGGCGATTGCTGGCTGTGCAGGAGATAATGTAATTGGCGTTCGTGGGGTTGGTGAGAAGACGGCGGTCAAGTTTCTTACAGCAACATTGAAAAACACGTCAAAGGCTCACCAAGCAATTGTGCTGAATAACGCTGTATATCGGGACAATTTGCGGTTGGTGCGATTGCCCTTCGACGGTACAAGGAAGTTCAACATCATGGACGATGAGGTGGATGGAACCAGATGGGATAGGTTGTGTGATTTGTTGGGACTGAAGACCTTGAGGGGTCGTTTTGTTGGTTATTCGTAACAAGGAGATTTACTATGGCAGCTGACCAGGACGAAGAGTTGGACGACGAGGAAGAGTTGGAAGATGAAGAGGACGACGAGGACGAAGATTGGGATGATGACTACGATGACGATGAAGAGGACGATGACGAGGATTTTGACGACGAGGAATGACAAGGAATAGCGATGAAAATCCTCTCCATCGATCCCGCCACTCACACCGGATGGGCACATTCCCAAGGCCCATCCGGTGTTTGGGATTTGTCCATACGCAAAGATGAATCCTCCGGCATGAGACTGATTCGCTTGTCCTCCAAGCTGGATGAAATTGCTAACGGACTGGGCGTTCATTTGGTGGTATTTGAGGCTGCGCGAGGAGGCATGCCCGGACGTCTTGGTGCGTTGGTAGTGTCGGCCGAGATTCAGGGATGTATCAAGCTGTGGTGCGAGAAGAACAAGGTGCAATTCAGAGGGTATAGCCCAACCGAAATCAAGAAGCACGCAACGGGCAAAGGTAATGCCAACAAAGAAAAGATGGTAGAGGCTGCCCAGAAGAAGTGGCCCGAATTACAATTGACTGACAAAGAGCATGACCGAGTGGATGCTCTATGGTTGTTGGACATGGCCATTGCTGAATATGATAGCAAATCTGAGTAGATGCCAATCCAGGGGCAAGGAGGTTCGCCATGTTGGAGAAAATGAGGGTTGAGAACTTCCAGGCTCACGAGTTATTGGACATTGAGTTCGATCCACTCATTACCACCATAGTTGGTCCCAGCGACGTAGGCAAATCCTCCATTCTTCGGGCACTTCGCTGGTGTTGCCTCAACCGTCCTCGTGGGGATGGATTTATTCGACGTGGCAGCAAACGCATGCGTGTCCGTCTCAAGGTCGGCGGGGACCAAGAAGGAACCATTCGACGGGAGCGTGGTGGGTCTGAGAACGTGTATGCCTTGGGTAAGTCCGAGTATCGGGCGTTTGGCAACGATGTTCCAGAATCAATACAACGCACGCTCAATCTCAGTGAGTTGAACTTTGTTGGTCAGCATGACGCTGCATTCTGGTTCAACTTATCCCCTTCAGAGGTAGCCCGGCAGTTGAACAAGATGGTCGATCTTGATTCAATCGATCGAGCCACAACCAGCCTATCCCAACATATCCGCCAGTTGAGGGTGGAGATGGGCGTGGTATCTGATAGGTTGGACAAGGCCAAAAAGGAGTACACCGATTCCAAATATGTGCCCAATGCAGATGCTGATTTGAAGCAGGTTGAGTTATGGGAGGATAGGTGGAAAGTAAGTGCTGATTTGAGTGACAGGTTGGGGGAAGTTGTCGGTGGGTTGGAGGAGAGTGTCAAGTCCCTCAAAGTCCAACGACAGAGAAAGAAGCAACTTGATGATGTGGTCGAGTTGGGACTTGATTGCAAAACCAAGAACAGCGATATCCATTGGCTGGAGTTGCTGATTGATGGTTTGGAAGATTCACAGAAATTGATGGATGTCAAGGTTCCCAACATCAATCAGGTTGGTGTCTGTTTGAAGGAATTGCAGGACATAGAATCAGACGTCAGCAGCTTGAAGTCACTTGTACTGGGATGTCAGTCTATGGCGGCAAGATTGGACGAAAATAGGGCAGCGTTGAAGAAGGCCAAGAAACAACTTACCGATGAGTTGGGCGGACGTTGTCCTCTGTGCGGAGGGGAGATGAAATGAACAAGAGCTACATGAAAGAGTCGTTTGAGGCGAGGTTGATGATTGAACCAGACTCCTTTCAAGTAGAGGCTTGGAGGTATGAGTTGATTCCAACCAATCATCAACAATGTGGTGTTGCGGAATGGGCCAAGCGATTGTTGGAAGAGCAGGATAGGAATCTTCTACTGGATAGGTTCAAACTCAACCCCAGTAAATGCTGGCAGGTCATATTTAAGGGACACATTTTCGGTACTTTTGACTACTGGGGAGAGTACGACGAGTGGTATGAAGTAGATGAGTTTCAGGCGGTGGAGGTGGATGCTAGCTACTTTGATGTTGGTGAATTGTCCTTGGATGGTGGAGAAGAGCAATGAACGATTCAGTAATCATAGCTAGGGTACAAGCACGGGATAAGGCGAGAGCGTGCATGGCGTTGGTGCTGGATGAGTCCAGGGATGTGGGCGTTGAGGTCGATGTGTTCTGGGAGGAGATTCGGAAACATCTACCATTGACCCAATTGAAAGAGGAGAAAAGGCTAGTTGGTCCCAAGCCCATGGACGATGTGGAGTCTAGGCAGTTCGGTAATCAAATCATGGAGTTTGGGAAATACAAGGGAACGCGAATTGACGATGTTCCCATGGATTGGCTGGAGTGGTATTCGGACCAGGGATTTCAGTCTAAGCTGAAGTCATATCTGGCTAGTGATCGGGTGAGAATCGAAAGGAGCAACAATGAGCAAGGCGAAACTGAATAAGCCCATAGCACCAATTGCCATCTTGTGTGCTGATATTCATTTGTCTGAGTTTCCCCCAGTAGCCAGGTCGGCGGAACCAGATTGGTTGGCGGCCCAGCAACGCAATTTGGACGAGGTTCGGGACCTAGCCCGATCTTATGGGAACATTCCAATCATCTGCGCTGGTGATGTGTTTGATCGATGGAACAGTTCTGCCGCCATCATCAATTGGGCGTTGGACCATTTACCGCCGATGTACGCCGTTCATGGCCAGCACGATTTGCCCATGCACAACCAATCGGACATTAGGAGGTCAGCCTATTGGACTCTTGTGCGTGCTGGTGTTGTTACTCAGATTGAGCCGTCTTATCGCATACCTGATGGTGATATGGTTCTCTTTGGCGTTCCTTATGGCGTAGATATCAAGCCAATTGAGAAATCCGGTTCTGCCATTCACGTTGGCGTGATTCATTCGTTTGTATGGCAGAAAGGCTACAGCTACATCGGGGCTCCGGCAGATCGTCACGTGTCCCGCAGAGCCGATTCTCTTCGGGGATACGATGTGGCTGTATTTGGTGATAATCATCAGGGCTTTGTGGTTCAGTGTGGGGACACTACAGTTTGCAATTGCGGATGCACTATTCCCAGAAAGTCTACTGAGCAATTTCAGCAACCGTGCGTTGGGGTGTTGTACAGCAACGGTGAGGTGAAACGGCACGCTCTTGACACAAGTCAGGATAAGTGGATTGATGAGAGTCACTCTGTGGTAGTTGGAATTGAGAAAGACCAAGAGGAGATGATCCGGTTTGTGGATGGACTCCGAGACGTTCATTCCAATGCAGTTGATTTCAAGACGGCTGTGATTCGTTATTTGGATAAGCACCCAACAAGGCCAGAGGTCAAGAAGTTGGTACAGAGAATAATGGAGGAAAACAATGAACGTCAGTAGATACGAAGAGTTGAAATCTGAAGTAGATCGACTTCAGCGGGACATAGATCGAACTGAAGGCGTTCACCAGGAGAGACTCAACCAACTCAAAAGTGAGTATGGATGCGATACGTTGGAGGAGGCCAAGGCTCTATTGGAGAAGAAACAGATCAAGGCAAAACAAGCCGAGAGGAAGTACGAAGATGCCTTGAATCGGTTTGAGGAGGAGTGGGGAGATGTTTTGGGAGATGATAGCCGCCAACAGTCCACTTGTCGTCGCCAGTAGCGTGTTTGTTTTGGTTTCTGGTACTTTATACCATTTCAAGGGAGCAACACACTACGGGCAACGGTAGGTGACGATAGACGGTATGGTACTATTTGGGGTATGGTATGGATATCAAGTTTCCAAGTTGGCGCATCAAACAGACTCAGGGCGAGTTCCCTTACAACGAACGGTTGATTGTTTGTGATTATTGTGGCCATGCCCGCTGGACTTCACATCTTGTGGTCCCGGTTGCTTTGTGCCGCAACCGAGATGCTCATCCGAACAAGCAGAATGCCAAGATGAGAGAAGCCACTATTGAGGAATATGGATTGGGAAGACTGTCACTCAAAGAGGAAAAGGAAGCAATTGATGTTGACGTGGAACATCATTTCAACGGACAATTTTGATCGGGAAATCCCTGGCCAATCTGATGAAGTGTTGGTAATTTCGGACATCAAGCAGTTGAAAGTTGCTAACAAGGTGGCAAAGCTGCTCAATGAGGATGCTTTCAAGGGCAACCCCAACTACGATCGTTGGCTCACCGTTGTTGCCAACGATTACACATTGAAGAAGTACACACCATGAACTCTGCTCAGTATAGAACAGTAGTGAATCAACTGCTGGACGAACGTCGTCGAGTCAAATCCACCATTCAAAAGGAACAGGAAGAACAACAACGAATTCAGGATCAATTGACCGATGCTACTGAGGCCAATGCAATCATCCAGACCATAGCCCAAACTCTACAGCAGCAGTGCCATCAGCAGATATCGTCGGTGGTGACGCGATGCCTCAACGCAGTGTTTGAAGACCCCTACGAGTTTGAAATCCGATTCATTCAGAAGCGAGGCAAGACAGAAGCCGTCATGGTGTTTTCTAGGGATGGGGTCGAGTTGGATGATCCCCTGAACGAGATTGGTGGCGGCGTGGTGGACGTGGCTGCTTTGGCTTTGCGATTGGCGTGCATATTGCTGCAACGTCCTCAGGCAAGGCGACTTCTGGTGATGGACGAGCCGTTCAAGTGTATTCGGGGGGAAGGGAATAGGAACAGAACCAGGACCATGTTGCAAAGGTTGGCCAGTGAATTGGGTATTCAGTTCATCCTGTGCACCGACATCGAGGATTTCAAGCTAGGACGAGTCATTGAAATGGAGTAGCAATGTGCGAAAAGTCAAAACAGAATCAGGAATCATCAGTTGGGCGATATCCCAAGAGCAATTGGAGGTCAACATCTCCGAATTGGAGCAATACGGTCTGGATTACGTGGTAATGAATGCTTTGCAACGATCTGGAGTGATGGTGGTGGGGGATTTGTGTAATTTCACTGAAGAGCAGTTGTTAGGCAGCGGCATCGGTGAGGCCCGAATTGAATCACTGCGTAGGTGTTTGATGGTGTTCTTTTCAAAGAAGAAGATCATCGGTCGCTCTTCTCATGGTTTTGATGATAATAGACATGGGTAGGATCAAATCACCAACAACGAAAGGCCCCATCATGTCGAGCCCCATCATGTCGAACCCCAAACCCATAGCCCCGCAGCCAGCGTGGGCTGTTGTTGACAGAACAGGAAACATTCTGACCTTTAATGGACTCAGTGGTTTTGTGGTTTATGCAAACCAAAAGTTGGCGGAAGGCAGGTGCTCATCACGTATGAAAGACACCGTTCGCCCCGTGGTTATAGTGGATGCAGAAGTGTGGGCACGAATGAACAAGGAGTGAATCTTGGTCTACGTTGACAAACTGCGAGCGACGCCACGATCCAGGCGATGGCCATATGCGTGTGCCTGCCACATGTGGGCAGACTCGTTGACTGAGCTTCATAGAATGGCAGAGCGGATCGGACTGCGGAGGGAGTGGTTTCAGGACCGCGATGGCTTCCCTCACTACGATCTCAACCCGTGGCGTAGGAAGTCGGCGATAGCGGCCGGCGCTGTCGTCAAGGATTTGCGTGAGTTCATTAGGGAGCAACGTCAACGACAAGGAGTGAATCATGGCGAAGCAAGCTAAAGCAAGTCTACGAAAACCGACTCCCATGTGGGCGTTGGTCAAGGAATCGGGAAGGCTGTTGCAGCGAATGGATTATTTACCTGAGTGCATCTACCGCCGTCGTAAGGATGCAGCTAATTACACCCTCCCCACTGATCTAATTGCGCCTGTTGTGGTTATTGGCCGGGAAGAGTGGCGTCAGATTCTAAAAGAGTGGCGTCAGATGAGAGATGAGTTGACAAGATTGCGTTCGATGCGGCTATCCACCGCCGGAAACCATAACGAGGAGTATTGAAAATGACTATCGAGCAGACTATCAAACAGGTTGAGGTAATGGAGGCGAAATGTCAGCATATCAGAAAAGCAGTCGCTACGCTGAAGTGCGTTGACAAAATGGTGGAATTATTCGGTCGAGGTCGCGTGCCGCTAACGCCACGAGAGTTTGACACTCTTTGCGGAGCGCTAAACAATATCGGCTTGAGTAGCGTGCCATTTGATGAGTCAATGGCCCTATGCCACCGGGCGTTTGCCTGTTTGCGTAGTGCCTTGGAATCCGAACTCGACTCGATCAAACTGGAGGCATGATGGCACTCGCCAACGAAATTGAGCGACTGCAACGTGAACTCGACCTCGATTCCTCCTGGCCGATTGTCGAGCGGTTCCTTGTGGCTGCTGGTATCGAGCCAACCTCTTGGCACGAGACCACGGCAGATCAGATCGAGCGGGCGATAGCTACGGTGGTCGAGTGGCGGCGAGATGCTGCACGACTCGACTGGCTAGACAGCCATAGTTATTCGTCGTACAGCGATGGTGACAGTTGCAATTGCGTCATCGTACCTGATAGGGGCCGTTTGAGCGGAGGTTTCACAGGTCCACTCCGCGAAGCCATCGACGAAGCTGCGAAGGAGACAAGCAGTGGATGACTTCGAACAGGCCAATCACTTCATCGTACTACTGGGCGTGCAGCACATGAAGATCAAGGCCGTGGCGGATGAACTGTTTGCCACGCTGTCGCTCGAATGCAACCGCAAGCTGTTTGCCGACCATCCGCACGCCGAGCGACTGTGGAAGATCGTGGATGAGTACAAGGTACGTTACGACGAAGCCAGGAACTACGGGAGGAAGCCATGATAGTATTTCACCACAACGATGCAGACGGAAGAAGTTCAGCAGCCATCACCAAGCGGTGGTTTGATAAACATTGGCCGATAGAAAGCCCATTTAAGTTGCAAGATACTAATGGGAGAGTGGTGTTTGTGGAAGTGGACTATGCGCGTGCCGTTCCGATTGAGTCAATCCTGGCCAACGAAATGGTAGCCATTGTTGATTTTTCGTTTCGTCCAGAGGACATGGTTCGCATTCAGAGCGCCACCAAAGTTGGCGTCATTTGGTGCGATCACCATAAGACGGCTGAAAGATACGGGTACGACGTGCCGGGCGTGCGAGACTTTACAAACAAAGGAATGGCCGGATGTGAATGCACCTGGAAGTTCTTCTTTCCAAATCAAGACAAGCCGGACTGGATTCGGATTCTCGGTGACTACGACGCATGGAGAATGTGCGAGAGAGATAAGTGTTTGCCATTCTATGAGGGCCTGAAGATGGAAAATCAAACCCCTGGAACTGACGGCAACATTTGGGATCGGCTGCTTGACGATCAAACGGACGCCACTGTGGAGGCGATTACATTGCAGGGAGCCTGCGCGATGAAGTACCGAGACAACTACTGCAAGGAATTACGCGAGGCTTTCGGGTACGCCACCGTGATAGGAGGGCATCAGGCTTACGCCATGAATGCCTATCGTTTTGGCTCTCTCGCGTTTGGTTCCAAGATGTTGGAGTTTCCAGTCTGCATCGCCTACATCCACGATGGGCGCAAATACACGGTCAGCCTGTACTCAGAAACCGTGGATGTTTCGGTCATTGCTAAGTCATTTGGTGGAGGTGGTCACAAGGGAGCTGCTGGATTCGTTTGTGACGTGCTCCCCTGGCACGTTTCTTAGGTAGTGAAATCTCTGTTTTCAAAACAACGCAGGAAACAAACATGAATATTGGAATTATTGGTCAGGGGTTTGTGGGCAACGCCGTTCGTCAAACCATGCAGAAGACACATGACGTTGTGACATACGACAAGAAAGACGGAGAGTTGGTATTTCTTCACCAGCCCAATAAGCAAGTTGGTCAGGTGATTCACAATGAATGGGGATACATGGGAGTGATTCATAACACCGATGGTCCCATCTTCCTATGTCTGCCAACCCCCATGAAGGACGACGGATCGTGTGATACGTCAATTGTGCGGGGTGTGTTAGTGACCATGGATGCAATTGTGAGAACGTCGATCAATTCTATTAGGGATGTCATCATCAAGAGTACAGTTCCTCCAGGTTTCACGGCATCGATGAATTCAGATTGTCCAAACCTGAATATCTTCTTTTCGCCTGAGTTCTTGACCGAGGCTCATGCCGTTGATGATTTTGCAAATCAGACGCATATCATCCTGGGATATCCAAACTATTACGAAAGCATCTCTCGCATGGAAAGAGTGATCGAGATGTACCGTGAGTCGTTTGGTAAGGAAATCAATTTGGTTTTCCTGCATTCTACTTCAGCGGAGATGGTCAAGTATACTACCAACGTATTCTTGGCCACGAAGGTGGCGTTGGCCAACGAGCTGGCTCAGGTATGTGATGTGCTGGGAATTGACTGGAATCTGGTAGCATCGACGGCATCGTTGGACAATAGACTGGGCACAACCCATTGGCAGGTTCCAGGTCCAGATGGTCATCGCGGGTTTGGCGGCAGTTGTTTTCCCAAGGACGTCAATGCTCTTGGTTATTTTGCTGCCAGTATTGGTGTCCATCCTACCGTAATGAACGCCGTATGGTCGAAGAATCTGGAAGTCCGCCCAGAACGAGATTGGGAGCAATTGAAGGGGCGAGCCGTAATTGATAATTCCGGACAATGAAGGATGGCAACAAAGAGTGAATCCAAACTACAAAGATACCCCATCCAAGCGGGCAATGCAAATACGCCAGCGAAAGAGACGTCAGCGTGTTCGTGATCTACTCGAACGCGGCGTGACGTCGTACACAGATATTGCAAAGCGTATTGGATGCACTGTTCCCACAGCCACCTCTGACGTGAAGTTCATTCAGAGTAAGTGGCTGGATTACGACATCGCCACTACCACATACAGAAGAAGCAAGCGTATCCGTCAACTGGAACGGATCATTCGTGAGGCTTATTATTCGTTCTTTCGCAGCCGTCAAAACAAGGAGGAGATAACCACTGTATACACACCACGGCCATGTCCAGAATGCAAGGGTTCTGGGTTTGGTCCAGATGAGGTTGATTGGTGTGCAGTATGTGATGGCCGTGGTGAAGTGATGGCAGAAGTTCAGACCAGGAAGCAAACTGGCCAGTCAGGTGATCCATCATTTTTGCGCATTGTCAAGGAGTGTCTGGTAGAGGCGGCCAAGTTGGAGGGTTTGGCTCCTCAGAAGGTGCTTCAGCAAGTAGCGTCTCAGACCAACATTATTCAAGCAAATGCTTCTATGGATTTGAGCAAAGTACCTCCTGAGAAATTGCTTGAGTTGAAGCGAATATGGTTTGACACCATTCAATCCGCCAAACAAGAAACACCGTTGACCATTGATGCAAAGGTGATTGAAGATGAAAAGCAGCAATGATCTGGATGTGAGTGCTGTCATAGAATCCGTGGAGGAGGAGTATAGGCAGCGGTCATCTGATGATTTCATGCTGTTTTTGCGTGGGTTGATTATCCCTTCCGCACGTGGTCCGCAGCTATTCGATAGGATCTTGGCCCCGTTCCAAGTCAAGTTCTTCAATTTGCTAGAGCCGTCACTCCTGGCTGTTCGAGATGGACGTATGCCACCACGACGTAGGTTCTGGTGTGAGAGAACCAAGAAGGCCAGTAAAGACTGTGACATATCCATTGCCTTGATATGGTTGATGGCGTTTCCCAAACGACCTATTCTGGGTCAGGTGTGCGCCGCCAATCAAAAACAGGCAGGTATCATCAAGCGTAGGGCGATGGATATCCTGTACTACAATCCATGGTTGAAGGATCGTGTTCAGGTGTTTCAGAACAAGATCATCGGCTATAACCGGATTGGAGAAGTGGTGATTGAGGCCACTGGTTCTTCTGGGGCTAGTCAAGGTGATACCCCTGACATCCTGGTGCTGAATGAGTTGGTTCACGTTGACAAGTGGTCCGTAATGGAAACCCACATGAACAATGCCGATGGCGTGCCCCAAGGCATTGTCGTGGTGAGTACCAATGCAGGTATAAAGGGATCCAAGGCGGAGAGATGGAAGAAGAACGCTGAAACCAGTAAGGGAAGATGGACAATTGCTGAGTATAAGGGGTTGGCACCTTGGCTGAGCAAGGATGACGAAAAGGACGCAAAGCAACGCGATCCCGTAGGTTCTGAGTTTCTCCGATTATGGAAGGGTGTGTGGATATCTGGTAGAGGTGGGGCGGTTGATGATGCATCTGTGGATAGGTGTTTCCGACTTCTTGGACCACTATCAAAACCAGAACCAGGATGGGCATATTTGGCAGGACTGGACTTGGGCGTCAGTCACGACCATGCTGGCGTGGTCGTGACTGGCATCAATAGAGTTGAACAGAGAATCAAGGTTGCTCTGATTCAGGGGTTCGAGCCAGTGGTGCCAAACGACAAGGGTGATCTGGAAGTGGATTTGATCAAGGTGGAGAATACCTGTTTCCGACTGAGTACACAATTTGGTGTGAGATGGTTTGGGTATGATCCGGCAGCAGGTGGAAGCTTCATGGCCCAACGTCTACGTCGTCGTGGTGTGAAGATGAGGGAGATGACATTCGCCAATCCCAAGAACTTACACCGTATGGCTTTGGCGTTTGTGCAGTCAATCAAGGGAGGTAGGCTTGAGTGTTATGAGGATGAAGAAGGCAGACTGAGACGGGACTTTGGCAAGTTCAGCATTGTGAGCCGGGCATCTGCTGGTTACAAACTGGAATCTGTAAGCGATGAGTGGGGACACTCGGACGTAGGTACAGCACTTGTGATTTGTCTTCCTCAGGCCATGGATTTGATTGGCATTGAAATTGGAATCAGCGAGGATGGTGTAGTAGCAATTGAGGACGACACCGAGTTGACCTCCCGTGAATTCAAGGAGATGCCATCAGATTTGCTGGACATAATGGATGAGTACGACCACATTGAAAAAGACATCAAGCGGGGACGGAGTATGGAATCTGACATATTGAATGGTATTTGAGCAATTGGCGATAACGGTATAATAAGATTGGAGTACACCAAATGAGGGCGAGGTATTCTGGCAGCGAGGAAGAAACAAGTGCTCCAGGGGGTTCGCGTAACATATTGCCGGAGGACTTTGTCGAGGTGCTTCATGGTTGCGTAAAGTCAGGACTTAGCAACCATCAGATATTGACGTTTCTCGAAGCATGTGATTCGGTCACCGATGTCCAGAATAGGGCAATTGATCGAATGAGGAAGAGTTGCAGGGGTGTTTCCAGTTTGTTTGGAGATGGTGATCTGTTACCGAGGACAACCAAAATACTGGATGTGATTCGAGGAGCAGAAGAATTGGAACACAACCGATTCTCGATGGCCAATTTGAGTGAGGAAGTGTTCATGGAAGAAAACGAAACCGATTTGGAGTCTGGACTGTGAAACTTCTCCTGATGAAACCGATCCTGGATGCACCACCCGTTCAACGTATCGTTGAAAACCTCATCGCCAAGGTATGTGGCCCCTATTGCCATGCCGAGGTCATATTGGATGACGGTAGGTCCTACTCTTCTGTGGCTGGGGAGCGTGGTGTTCGGTTCTTGTCAGCAGAAGACATCAACTCCGAATTGGCTCGGCATGCTGATTATTGGACAGTTGTTCCCCTGCCGTGGGCTACCACCGATCGTGCTTATCAGTTCTGTGAGCAGGAAAACGGGGCAAGGTACGATTACAGAGGGGCATTTTCCTCTGGGTTTGGCCTGGCTCGACAAGACCCAGACAAGTGGTTCTGTTCAGAGATTTCAGGGCGAGTCATCAGCATCGTTTCTGGCATTCACATTCCTGACCTATTGTGCCCGACGTCTTTGGGCACTTGGATTGAAGGCATTCTGGATGGTGAAACCGATGACAGTTTGGAGACATACGAGAGGGTTCAGCGAGTCAAGCGATTGACCAAGTCGATTGACTTGACGATGGAAGAGAAGAACTATTTGGGCGATTTACTGGGAAACCAGATTACCATGTCCGTGTAACAAGGAGAACGAGTATGAGCGAGAGTTGCAATCAGTGTGGTCCGAGTATTGGGGACAAAGAGGCAGCCGATGTGGACCGTCGAAACGGTTTGCGGATGCGGCGGTTCAATCGCACATTCGACACGTTGGCCGAGAAGTATGACCTCGACCCCACTGCCGTTCGTCTGTTCATCCGCCAAGCCGGTCTTCCCCCTTACTATTCTGGCATCGAAGGTGGAATGAAGGTGAAGATCACCGAGTGGTTGGACGAGAGTAAGCACCAGTTGGCTACGGCCATCGGGGTGGACTGGGAAGGTCTGATCGATTTCATGAACGCTCTGATGCCGATCATCGAGGAGTTCATGGCCATGTGCGCCGTGTGATGTTTGGTGGTTGGTTCGCTAGGCTTGGGGGGTGATGATGGTCTCTCACCCCCAAGCCCTTTTGATTCGATTCTCAAAGCAGCAAAAACAAAGTTAAGGAGACAATGAACGTGAAACGATTTGGAATTTCAAAATGGGTTATGGCGGCAGTGGTGCTTATGACCGCCATTGCTGTGCTTGAGGCCGGTCCTTTCCGTGGACGGCGGAGTGTCGGAGGAGGTTGCGAAAACGGGAATTGCGGGCAGGTCCAACAGACCCAGCCACTCAATACCGACGACCTCAAGGTGCCTGTGGAGAAGATGGTTGGTATCGAAGCAAAGCCCACGGCCAGTCTATCCCCGGCATCGGGCACGCTGACCGCTGGTGAATCAATTACTTTGTCATGGACTACCACGGGTGCTAGAAAGGTAGTGTTGGCTTCCGTCAACATTGACGAGGAATCCACCACCACTACGGTTGCATCTAGTGGAACATTGACAGTTACGCCTAAGGTCAGCACGCTGTATAGGATTTATGCGAAGAAGGGATTTCAACGTGTTTGGAGTAACACGTCTGAAATTGAGGTGATTGAAAATCCCAACCCACCCGACCCGACGCCGGACCCCGATCCCAATCCGCCTGATCCCACACCTCCTGGACCCACACCTGATCCAGTTGAAGGGGTGAATTTCAGTGTGGTAGCTTTTGGCGATGCTTTTCAGATCAGTGACACTTTGTCGTCATCTGCTCGTTCTCAAGGAGTGGTGGAGTATCTCACTGCTACTGGAGGCAATTGGGTAGAAGTGTCAGAGGCATTGTTGAAGAGCCCGCATCATCCAATGTTGGATAAGTGGTGGGATGCATTCAAAGCCAGCGGAAAGAAGCTGCCTTGCGTGGCCACCTACCAGAAGGATAAAGATGGCAAGGTTATTGGGTTGGCATTTGACGAAGTCAACGACAATACCGATCTATTGATGCTTCTCAAGTCCCGGACACCTGCTCCCGTTGCTACCGTGACCATTCATGGCAAACGGTATTCATTGGGATTCAAGAAGACGCCTCCGTTGAAACGAGGCATCATAGCGGGACAAGCTGCTGATTTGGTCAGTGAGATACTGGAACCAAAGACAGTTGCTGACATTCCTGTTGGCGGTATTGATCTTCGGCATCTGACACCGTTCTTGTATGACCAGGGAAGCTACGGCACTTGTGTCAGTCAGGCCACTAACACAGCAGCAACGTCGGCCAATTTTATTCAATTTGGCAAACGGAACTTCAAGCTGTTCAGTCCCAATTTCACAGCCACTCGAATTGATGGTTGGAATGGGGCATGGGCCGAGCAGGCAATCACTCAGATGATCGAAGAGGGTTGCTTGCTGATGTCTGATCAGCCGGATTACTCAAACAGGCTCCCCAGTGACTGGCAGACCAAGGCAAAGAAGCGGAAGATCATCGGCGTGTATCGCTCCCCGATGAAGAACGCCAAGGGATACATCATTGCGGCACTGAAACGGGGCTACCCCGTGGTGGTCGCCATCGGAGTGGGTGGAGGATTTGACCCCGATGCCTCTGGAGCTATCGGGTACAGACGTGGCGGTACAAGCTCGGTCAACCACGAGGTGATCTTCTGTGGAGTCAAAGTGGTGGATGGCCAGATCCACTGGCTGATGAAAAACAGTTGGGGCAATTGGGGCCGCATTGGAAATGGCCTTGCTTGGCTGGTTGAGGACTATGGCAATAATGGATGGGTAGCTGACAACAAAGACCTGGACTTCTGGGTCATTGTGCGCATGTCTGCTTCACCCGATGACCAGTTTGACAGTCCCAACTAAGGATCGTTGGAGAAGAGGTATTTGTTCAGCCCAGTTGGGCATGTGATTGGAAACCTTGAAGGAGAAAAGAATGAGAACGATTTTGTTGGCTATTGCGTGTGTGGTTTGTCTGGGGTTGGTCAACACGGCCGATGCTGGATTGTGTGGCCGACCCGTGGCGTCCCAAGTGGCCAAGAAGCTGACAGCCCCGATTCGGGTCTTGTCGAATCTGGCAGGCCGTCGTATCGAATGGCGAAAGACCCATCAATTGGGACATCGCCTTACGGCTGCCCACATTCGGGGCGAGAGGATTCGTTGCGGTCGTTGAGTGTGAAGCAGCTAACCAAAGGAAGTGGGTGGTCTCAGGCTGGTGGTGGTTGAGTTGCATGGCCACCACCAGCCCTTTATTTTGGGAGTTCAAGTCATGAGTACTGTGTATTCAAAGCCAACAATGGTGGTTTCGACACTGAGCAATCAACCCGGAGGTATTGTTGACCCCGTGGTATTGGATGCAGTATATGATCCGCCGTTGCGTGGATTTACTCCTGCTGTTGGAGGCAATGTGGATATGACGTTGGTTGATCCCCATACTGGGGTTGAGTCCAGGGGAGTGCGTCCTGGTTGTGTTGCGGGTGGGACTTATGGTGGATGGATCAAAACCATCCACACCGCTGGAACAACTGCCGGTGGCATCGTGGGTTGGCTTTGATGTTGGGCGTGTTGACCAGTGACTTTTCTCAATACAAGGACGCAACATGAGTGACGTAACAAACATGCACCCATACATGCAGGCGGGATTCGCAGGCATGGCATTTTTGCTTTTATCGGCTGTGATTGGGATGGCGTGGTATGCGTTGAGAAGTATGGTAAGGATCAGCGACGAGAACAATCAGGCCAGTTTGGCTAGCAATGCTGTCATAGCGGCCAACACAGCGGCATTGTTACGGGTTGCAGACGTGATTGATGAAACTAAGTCACTGTCCATTGAGATCAAGGATCAGCAGCTGAGAAGCGTGTGCATGCTTCCCGAAGAGGTGAAGGACAGGATCAAGCCAATTATCCGAGACTACTATTTGCAGACAGAATCATATAAGGCAGAGCGAGCGCAGGCGGCGAAAACCGAAATACGTGCCACAATGGCAATTGACCCCGCGTGAATGAGGTGCATGATGGCAGCAGCAAAAGTAATTCGTGGGACCGATTTGGTTTCGTGTGCTCGCAACTCGTCGGCTTACGTACTCGGCCGTGAGGCTGCCGACCATACGGCCGTGGCCGCGAACGCGCTTCGACTCGAAACGATCACTGCCGCTGTCCCAACGCCGATGGAGCGAGTTACGGGCCTTAACGGTTACGTGTTGACTCACCTGGACGCGGAGAATGGGAAGATCTACGGGTACACCGGCAACAATGCCGTCGAGATTGATACGACTACGCTGGCCATCACGGTGTTGGTTGACTGCACGGCATTGCCGGGTTGGACTGCCGGCTGGGACTGGGCAGGCGGCGTCCGCAGAATGGCTGACGGGTCGATCTTGCTGTGGGTCGGCCGTCCCTACACCACGGTGCCCGACGGCTCGCCGATCACAACGGTCTACCGTGGTGTGGCCACCGATGGCGTGTATTCGTGGAGTGTCGTCGATACGTCCATCTACGGCGGCTCGGGGAGTGACCACGCCCTTGTAGTGTTCGATCAGTTAGGCAATGCCGTTGCGTGGGGTACCTATCAGAGCGACGTCGGCGGTGTCACCCAGCGCAATCAGGTCCATTACTCGGCCGACTGCGGGGCAACGTGGGACGTAATCCACGACGCGACGAAGGCACTCGCTACGTTTCATTCGCACGCGACGTCGTTTGTTGATGCCCACACGATTTTCGTCGTGACGGGCGATGCGGCCTTGCATCCGATTTGCTATCTCCTGACGAAGCCGGTTGGATGGGAACCAGGCGATGGTGAGTGGACAGTTGATTCAGAGTTTTCTATGATTCCTTGTGCTGGCGGAAGTCATGGTAATGGATATGCCGCTGGAGCCTACTTCTCTGGATCATCCAGGTTGATCCGCACTGATTTGGATACGCTGGAGTCCAGGATTGTACTGGCCCAGAATCCACCTTACCACGCCGGCACGAATGCAAAGCATCATTATCGACGAGAAGCTACTCAAGCCGAGGTGCGAGCATTTTGGGGAAGTGGCAGCACAGTGTACTGCGCCACCTATGGTGGATCGGCAACAGCTCCAGCAGACAACGTGTTTTCGGTCCTAGTCTCGGCGGACGGTGGCTACAATTGGACGTGCATGTCTCGACTTAAGGACACCACTGCCGGATTGACGATTTGTGGTCCGAGGGGGATACTTGGGATATCCGCTGGGTATTTGTGGATGTACGGTTTGCGAACGGTGTCAGGGACGACATCTTACGTAGCCTATCGAGTTCCAATGGCATCAGTGCCAGCAAGTGAAGCCAGTGCCGTCCGATTGGATTTTGCCGAAACAAACTGCTTCACAGATCCCAAGGGCACGGAGTTCACCGGCCTTGCTGATGCCTCTGATTGCGGTTGGTCATTTTCATCAGCGACCGGTCTGACGATGGCTGTTGTGGACCATCCTGACATTGACGACACAAAGGCCTTGAAAGTCACGTCGTCGGGAGCGAACGACAACGTCAACATCATTTTCCCGGCTATTACGTGGGGCACTATTGGAGGAGATGCTCCAGCAGCGGGAGATGTATTTACTTTGCGGTTTACCATGTGCAGCCCCGATTGGCCCGCCTTGGCGAGTAACTCAGTGGCATTGCTCATCAAGCCCCGCGCTCGCAACGTAAGCGCCGACGCTCAGGTGTTTGAAGTTGACTACAACCAATGTCAGTGGGTTCCAGGCGACAAGCCTCAGGAGTTCATTATCAGCGGGAAATTCGGCACGATCACCGCTTTGTGGCTACTCATCTACCATAATGGGGTCGCCTGGAACCTCTACATTTCTGACGTGCATTTGTCGTGGGCGAAAGCCGCAACGGGGATCAGCAGCAGGCGGCAGTATCAGATTGGTGGCACAGCAAGAGCAGAAGAAACAGTTTCTGTGCCAATTGGCGGAGTAGGAGCGGCGTGGTCAGTTGTATTTGACTGGAAGCCGGGTGGGTCATGTCTTGAATTGGTTGCCGATGCTCCCATTGCTACCATTTTTGGTGTTGATGGGTCGTACATCGAGTTGAAGCACGTTCGTGCAGCAGGTGCTGATCAATACAAGTTCTCAATTGGTGATGGAACGGACAATGTTCTTAGCACAGCCGTTGAGAATTGGCATCACGAGATGTTGCGGTTCATTATTGCCAGTGACGGCGCAGATACAACTGTCACGATTGGAACTGTGATTGGTGCAGCATTGAGCATAGACGGTCAGGATGTAGCACTTGGAACACCACCACTTAGAATGGTGTTGGGGCGGGATAACGCAGGAGCATTTGGAGCGGATGGTCATTTCTGGAACTTCCGGAGATTTGATTCAGTACTCAGCGCAGAAGAGTTGACTGCTGAGTTGTCCAGGGTTGGTACAGGAATAGTAGCAGGCAGTGGATCGCCCAGCGCAGCAAACGTAGTGGCTGGTGTTGTGGTAGATGATACTGTTGGCACCTATCCCACCACGGCCACAACACAAGCGGCAGATGCCTCAACGCTAACTGCCGTTGAACTTGATGATGACGGGACCGATACCACGGTGGCTTTGGGTGCGAGTACAGCCACAATCAAGAGTGCAGCACTCTACACCAAAGCAAAATCAGATGGTACAACCGAGGGCAGAGCATCGGTTCCTGATGGTTTCTCGTTTTGACATTGGAGCAAGAACGATGGCAATTGTTGTATCATCTGACGTCCTAATGGAATTGGGCTTGTCCTCTGGGGCAACTGCTGAGGAAATTGCAGTTGTGGCTTCCTGCATCAAACGAGCGGAAGGGGCCATCAAGCGTTTCTTGCATTACGATCCATCCAGCAAATCTCGCACGGAATACTACCCACAGCAGGACATTCGATCATCTGGGGATGGTATGTGGGAGGTAAACGATACAGAAGCCTACATCCGTTCGCTGTCTGGTGCGTCTACAAATGAGCTTCAGCTGCAGTGCATTCCAGTCCGCAGCATTGAATCGCTCTACATTGATTACGATGGTCGAAGTGGAACAAAAGACGGGGCATTCAGTGAGGATTGTTTGAAGATTGAGGGTGTGGATTATTGGGCCAATTTTGATCAGTTGGACAGCAGTGGTGACAAGGTGTGTATGGATGGTATTCTGCGTTCACAAGGTCTATGGCCAACCACTCCAGGATGTGTGAAGGTTATCTACACAGCGGGATACACAGCAGATGAACTTCAAGGCAACGATGATACAATTGATGCATCCCCTATATGGGAGGTAGCCTTGGATGAAGCATGTCGGCGTGTGCGTAAGATGTTCTCGCTGAAGAAGAATGCCAGAGTGGGATTTGTCCCCGGAGTATTGGTCAGCGAGAATTTGGGGGATTATAGTTACAGCATTGATGCTGCTTCCGCCAAGCAGACGGCATCAGAAAGTGATTTGTTGTCCAGCAGCAAAGAGAAGTTGATGAGTTTCTTGAACTTCGGATCGTGTCTGGGAGGGTGAATATGCGAGTGTTGGTCACTGGGGCTGGCGGATTTATTGGGTCGCATTTGGTGGATTTGTTGGCAAATGAAGGTCACTATGTGATTGGAATTGATAAGAAGAGAATCAGTGATTGGTGTGCAGGTCAGCAAGAACCGAATGTCAGTCGCGTTCTCGACATTCGGGACATGGAAGCCATGCGGTGTTTCAAAACGCCAATTGATGTGTGTTTCCATCTAGCTGCAGAAAGCAGAATCCAGCCCAGTTTCACCGATCCACTGGGTTGCATCATGGACAACGTATGGGGCACAGCTAACGTCTTGCAGTTGTGCGTTGAGTCAAAATGCAAACGGATCATCTATGCAGGAAGCAGCACAGCTGACGACGACGTGAGCAAGAATGTATATGCAACCTCAAAGTTCCAAGGTGAGCAGCTTTGTCGAACATGGTTTCAGTGCTTTGGATTGCAGTATCACATTGCCAGGTTCTACAACGTTTATGGTCCTAGGCAGGAAGAGGATGGCCCGCTGGCCACAGTCATTGGCATTTGGGAACGTCAATATCGAAACGGGGAGAAACTAACCATCACGGGTGACGGCACCCAGCGACGGGACTTCACTCACGTGGAGGACATTGTTGATGGATTGTACCGCATTTGGGTCAACAATCCAGACTCGGAAATACTCAGCCTGGGTACATCACAGAATCACAGCCTTGTCGAGTTGGCAGGGTTGTTCAAATGTCCTACTCGTTTCATTCCACGACCGCCAGGAGAATCCCAAATCACCAGGGCGTCCATA